CTTGAGATCCGGAAGCTCCGCGAGGGGACCCAGGAGATCGTGCTGAACGGGACCATTACCGACATAGAGCGTTACCGCTACATGATGGGTCGGCTTGAGGGGCTGCGTCTGGTCGAGGACTCCGTGAGAGCGCTGCTTACGCGGCATACGGACGAGGACGGATTCGCAACCCGAGGAGACGCATGGAAACGGTAAAGCAGATGACGGCATTGGAGCAGAAGTGGGCGGAGGAGAGCGTGAACAAGCTCCCGACCCTGGAGGACGCATATACCTCCGAGGGTCTCCTCCCCGAGAAGATCCACCAGTCGGTCCTTGACCGGCTCCCGGCCCCGGCCGGATGGCGCATCGCCATCCTGCCGTATCGCGGAGCGGAGAAGAGCAAGGGCGGAATCGCGCTCGCGGAGGAGACGCAGCGCAAGCAGCAGCTCACGACCGTGTGCGGGTACGTGCTTCGGATGGGGCCGCTGGCCTACTCCGACGAGAGCAAGTATCCCTCCGGCCCGTGGTGCAAGGAGGGTGACTGGATCGTCTTCGCCCGCTATGCCGGGGCTCGCATCCCGATCGACGGGGGCGAGATCCGCCTGATCAACGACGACGAAGTTCTAGGGACCATCAAGGATCCCGAAGACGTCCTTCACATGTGGTAACAGGAGCATCTACGATGTCAGGAGAGCAGTTGGAGTTCAATGTGGGTGACGGCGAGCAGCCGACCACCCTGCAGATCCCGGTCGAGGAGAACGAGTCGGCTGCGCCGGCGTCCGCCTCAACCGCGGCCCAGGATGCCGCCCAGGATGCCGCCCCGCGGCAGGACAAGGGTGGCGAGCTTGACGACTACACGGAGAACGTCCGTCGTCGCATCAACAAGCTCACCGCGCGCCTGCGCGAGACGGAGCGGCAGAAGGAGGCGGCGCTCGACTTCGCCCGCCAGGTCCAGGCCCAGAACAGCGACCTGCAGCAGCGCTACATGCGCAGCGACGGGGATCGTCTGGCTGAGGCCCGCAGCCGCATCGACACGCAGGCCATGGCCCTCAAGCAGATCATCCGCAAGGCTCGTGACGAGGGTGATCTCGACACCGAGACCGAGGCCCAGCAGCGTCTGGCGGCCTTGGCGGTGGAGGACAGCAACCTTCGTGCGGCTCTGGCGCAGCGTGAGAACGCTCAGGCCCAGCCGCCGGCCCAGCCCGTTCAGCAGCCCCAGTACCAGGCCCCGCAGCAGCCCGCTCCGGTGGACCCGCGGGTCGAGGCCTGGGCGGAGCGCAACAAGTGGTACGGTCGTGATACGGTCATGACCCATGCCGCCTGGGGCATCCATCGGCAGCTTGTTCAAGCAGAAGGGTTTGACCCCAGCTCGGACGAGTACTATGATCAGCTTGACAAACGTATCCGTGAGGCCTTCCCCGCCAAGTTCGAGGACGCCTCCGGCTCTACGCAGAGCAGGAACCGCCACGTGCAGACGGTCGCCCCTGCCACCCGCTCGTCCGGGATCAATGCTACTGCGCGCCGCACCGTTCGACTGTCCCCCAGTCAGGTAGCCATTGCAAAAAAGCTGGGCGTTCCTCTTGAGGAATACGCCAAGTACGTGAAGGAGTAACCCACATGTCTGACGTCAAAGTTCCGCAGATCAATCGCACCACGCGCGAGGCCGAAAGCCGAGTGAAGGTTGCGCGACGCAAGCCCTGGGCTCCCCCTTCTCGCTTGGATGCGCCCCCAGCGCCTCTTGGGTACAAGCACCGTTGGATCCGGGCATCGGCCGGCGGGGTGGATGACCGAGCGAACATCGCGGGTCGTATCCGTGAAGGATACGAGCTGGTTCGCTCGGACGAATATCCCGACTTCCCTGTTCCGTCCGTCGAGGATGGTCGCCACGCTGGCGTGATCAGCGTCGGTGGCCTGCTGCTCGCGCGAATTCCCGAAGAGAGCGTCAAGGAGCGCAACGCGTACTACCGGTCGAAGGCGAACGACCAGATGCAGGCCGCGGACAACGAGCTTTTGAAGAGCAATGCGCACCACAGCATGCTCATCGAACGCCCGAACCGCAGGTCTCGCGTTTCATTCGGTGGCTCCAACAACGGAGCCGGTGAATAACTTTTTCTGTGGTCAAATCAAAATGGCAAATGTGAACAAGCCGTTTGGTCTGCGTCCTCTCGGCAATCTCTCCGCGACTGGTTCCCAGAAGCAGTTCGGCTACGAGATCGCTGACACGCAGGTCGGGGCTATCTATCAGGGTGATCTCGTCACCCTCAAGGACGGTTACATCCTTCGGTTCGATCCGGCCACGCACACCGCGGCGGTCGGCGTCTTCAACGGATGCAACTACATCGACCCGAGCACGGGCAAGCCGACCTGGAAGAACTTCTATCCGGGCAGCGTGAACATCACCGCTGGCAAGATCGTTGCCGACGTGATGGACGACCCGAATCAGCTCTTCATCATCCAATGCGATGAAGACGCGGTGCAGGCGGACTTCGGCAAGAACGCCGACATCACCACCGGCACCACGGGTTCCACGGTCACCGGTCTCTCGGCCATGACGCTCGACTCTTCGGACATCGGCACCGCCGCTGCCAAGAACCTCAAGCTCGTCGGCAAGTGGGACATCCCGGGCAATGACCTTGCCGCGAACTTCACCATCGTGATCGTCAAGATCAACGAGCACCTGTACGGAAGTGCCGGTGTGGCTGGCCAGTAAGGGGTACACAACATGGCAATCTCACGTGCACAGCTCGTCAAGGAGCTTGAGCCCGGTCTGAACGCGCTGTTCGGTCTGGAGTACAAAAACTACACCGAGGAACACAAGGAGATCTACTCCGTGGAGTCCTCGGACCGCGCCTTCGAAGAGGAGGTGATGGAGTCCGGCTTCGCTGAGGCCCCGGTCAAGAGCGAAGGCGCTGGCGTCGCCTACGACCAGGCGCAGGAAGTCTACACCGCCCGCTACACGCACGAGACGATCGCTCTGGCGTTCGCGCTCACCGAGGAGGCCGTCGAGGACAACCTCTACGACCGTCTCTCGGCGCGCTACACCAAGGCGCTCGCTCGTTCGATGGCGCAGACCAAGCAGATCAAGGCTGCGGACGTGCTCAACGGCGCGTTCACGACCTCGGTCGGCGGCGACGGCAAGGCGCTCTGCGCGACGGACCACCCGACCCTCACCGGTCCGGACCTTCGCAACGAGCTCGCCGTCTCGGCGGATCTGAGCGAGACCTCGCTGGAGCAGGCGCTGATCGACATCGCCGCCTTCACCGACGAGCGTGGCCTCAAGATCGCGGTGCAGGGCCTCAAGCTGATCCTCCCGAAGGAGCTCATGTTCACCGCTGATCGCATCATGAAGTCCACCCTCCGTGTCGGCACGGCGGACAACGACATCAACGCGATCAAGAACATGGGCATGATCCCGCAGGGCTACACCGTCAACCACTTCCTGACCGATCCGGACGCCTGGTTCATCAAGACCGACGCCCCGAACGGCTTGAAGATGTTCCAGCGCGTGGCCATGAAGACCGGCTTCGACGGCGACTTCGAAACCGGCAACGTGCGGTACAAGGCTCGGGAGCGCTACAGCTTCGGCTTTAGCGACCCCCGCGGCCTGTTCGGCTCGCCTGGCGCTTGATCCAAGCGGATGCAGAAGGGGGCCGCAAGGCCCCCTTCTCGCATCACCTGACTTTTCTGGGGAAAACCGGTGCGTCTGACAGACCCAGCTGACGACATGCAGACAGCCGCACCTATCTCGCATGTGAGGTAAATTCGATGGGCGTTACTCATTTTTCGGGCCCGGTCCAGTACTCTGGCAAGGGCGCTACGGGCGAGTGGGGTGCTGATCTTCCGATCGGCGTCGATCTCGACGTTTTCTCTCTCCTGGACGATTTCACGGGTGTCGCGCTTGACACCACCAACGACTGGACCGTGGTCAAGGACACGGGCGCGGTTGCTGGCATCGGCGCGGACATCGTGGGCGGCGTCCTCGACCTGACCTCGACCGCGACCACGGACAACGATGGCGCGTCGG